AGCAAAGATAGCCTGTGCTGACTTAACCTGTGTATCAAAGCCACCCATAAGCGCTTGAACGCCTTGACCAGTAATAATTGAAGCATCAACATTACCAGTACGTGATTCTGGGTAGCGTGTTCCAGTACGCAATTCATTTTGTAGAACTGCTTGCTCATTAAACAATGAGCCAGATACTGGTAGTTCAACTCGGCGAATACCCGCAGGATTCTTTGT